AACACTAAGTACCAAAGACGATACAATATACTACTTGCACGGTTAACAGGCGTTAGAGAGGGTTTGAGAACTAATATTGCAAGCATTTATTTAGTATTGGCATAAATGCGTTTTTTATCTTCTGACTCTCAAAATACAACAGTCCTTCTCTATACGCTTCAATGATAGGGGCAAACCATGAACTACCACGTGCCTTCACTAGTATAGTCTGTTCATTATGGTCAGATGCGCTGAACGCAAAGGTACAAGGATTACTTGGGTCATAATCATTGCTAACAATAATAAATCCGTTATGCCAGTCACGCCATATGCCGAACTTATCACCGCCAACAATAATGGTGCTATAATTCTTTGCCGTCTTTGGACGTTTCGCAATAAACGCTTTTGAATCCCTTAGAAACTCATTATCAATTGCGTACTTTCCGTATTCTGTTCCTTCAATTAGTTTACCAAACCTTGTACTTTTCTTCTTTTCACGGTATTCCATATTCTTGATGTAGTTCACTAATATCAAACCGTCCTTGAAGGTCTTGTATTCACTACCATAAGGCAAGGTCAAATCAAAGAAGTTGAAGTAAGGATTCGTAATAGAAATAGCGTTACCAAGCAAAAGGACACGCACGTCACGCAGACGTGCAACGGTTTCAATAACGTCCAAGAATTGTATGACTTCGTTTTGCAAATAATGGTACGTGCCTTTATCAATAATGAATTCGTCAAACACAATTGTGCGGACTTTTTCAAAACTTGCCGACTTCAAAATATTGGCGGTGGACATTGGCATTGCAAAACCAATGACTTCGCCATTGCACATAAATTTCGTAATCGCTTTTTTGCTTGTCTTAATTTCAAACGTGTAGTTTTCAAATAATCCGGCTTCCTGCAATTGGCTGAAGAAACCTTCCATTGCCATATCAAGTTCCGTTTTGTATCTACGCAAATACACGAACTGGTGACCATTTTTGAGATAGTCATTAATAACGAATTTCTTAGCACTAAAGGTCTTGCCGACACCACGTTCGCCAATTATGAAATTTAATAATGCATTGAATGATAAGGTCTTTGATAAATCGTAAAACATAATAACATGGTGGTGCATGACAACTAGGTAAAGCGCCATGCACCTAGAATTGAAAGTTAGGATTTTAGCACGTAGCAATGCACGATAAGTCAACCGATAACGTTGCCGGCAAGTTCTTCACCTGTGACGGTCCGGCATACGTTACATTGCCTTAAACGAACTAAATCCACGAGGTCGCTTGAATAAATAATTTATTCAAGCATTTAAGTATGATAATTTACGGTTTAGAACCATCTAAATACCATACATTTTGATTATATCACATAAGAAAAACGCACCTGTATCAAGTGAAAATACACGTGCGTTTTACAAGACTGCGAAAGTCACTTAAATTATAGCATTCTCTGCCCTTTTCAGACAACAATTTGCCCTTCCCTGTCATATATTTTTAATATTTGTTGGGGAAGTGCAAAAATACCCTCTGACCCCTGTTATTAAGACATGTTTTGATAGGGTAGGGAAGTGCAAGCAACAGGGGTGAACATGTAACATATGTTAAATAGGGAAGTGCAACATATGTTATAATATAAGTATTGGTAAATAGTTGTCATATACCAATCAGAAACTGCGCAATCTTATGTACCCTTTGGCGCAGTTTTTTGTTGCAAAATGTACTTGCAAAAATGATTCCATTTCATTTACAATAGAAGCATAAAATTTAAACGAAAGGGTACAAACTAAAAGATATATTTTAAACCATTTTATTCAAACTTTTTCAACAAATTTAATTAAACAAAGGAATCCAAAATGGAAAAAGAATTAGTATTAAACCACGTACCAGTAGTATTTGCCGAAACGGAAGATAAGGGCTTTGGCAAAAGCATTACAATTGATGCCGGTGAGTTTAAGGACGTTATTGAAAAATGGGTTAAAGATAATAATATCAATGGCGGTGTTGCAAAGTTCAAAGAATACACCAACAAAGAAGGTGTTACTACGCTTCAGTATAACTTCAAGATTTCTAAGTACACCGAAATTGACGGCAAGGATTCAACTGAACTTGGCTTTGGTGCAGTAATCAATTTAATTGCTTCTGCATATGATTATGACAACCAATTCGGTAAGGGAACTTCCGCTTCACTCAAAGCGGTTTACGTTGTAGAACCACGATTCAATTCTGCAATGAATCGTATTAAAGAATAGTCAAAAGGTGCAGTTAATTCTGCACCTTTAATTTAGGAGTGGCATGAAATATACAAAAGAACAGAATTTGGAACTTAGGAAAGCAGTTGCAAATTTCAACAAGAAACGGAAGCGTTTGGAGCAAAAAGGTGTAAGTCCTTCCCTTCTTCCGTCAAAAGCATCAGTCAAGGCACTTAAACTTGCGTACGACAATAAACGTGATTTGAACCGCAGGTTGGAGCAATTAAACAAATTCACTAGTGCCGGTGAGGTACGTGAAAATCTAAAAGGTATTCAAGGTACAAATGAATTGTTCAAGTATCGTCAAAAAGAAATCAATAAACGCAGGCAAAGCGTTTCAAGGCAACTTTCAAAGGTCAAACGTACTAAGTTACCTTACAAGAGCGTAAAGGAAGATGCGGAACTCAACTTGCAAGCACGTGAAAAGTATTTGGATAAGGATATTGAAACAATTGACTTGAACACCCTGCAACGTTTGAATCAGAATGCTTTGAATAAGGAAGATTTAGCAGTCATGGACGAAAGATATTACAACAATATCTTTAAGATGCTATATCAAGAAACACAATATTCAGATTACGACAAATCAAAGTACAGAGCAATTGAAAAGGAATTAAGAAAGTTAACACCTTCACAATTAGTAGAATTAACTGAAACTGACCCAATAGTAAAACAAATTGTTGAACAATACGAAGGAAGCAAAAAAGAAGCAAAAACGGTAAACCAAGAACTATACAACGTAGATTTGTTGCGTGAAACTGTCACAATGGGTAGTAAACTTGATGCACTATACGAAGCACTACCGGTCATTAAAGATAAGTACAATGTAGAATAATGCAATTCAGTTGCGATTTTGAAACCACGACAGACGAAAATGACTGCCGTGTGTGGGCTTTTGCATGTTGCGAAATTGGTGACGTAGATAACTTTATCTATGGTAATTCTTTAGATGCATTCATGAAATGGTGCGCAAATGGAAAGAAGAATTACAAATGTTACTTTCACAACCTCAAGTTTGACGGCGCATTCATTATTGACTGGTTACTTAAGCACGGATACGAATGCGTAGCAGACAAGAAAGACCGCCACGATAACTCATTCAATACCCTTATAACGGATATGGGGCAATTTTATCAGATAACCGTATGGTTTAAGATACAAGGGCATCATACCAATAAGGTAGTTTTTCAAGATTCCTTAAAAATCTTGAACTTCTCTGTTGAAGCAATTGCCAAAGGGTTCAACCTTCCGATTCGCAAGTTGAAGATAGATTACCGTGCGAAGCGTGAAATCGGTCACGTTCTTACACCGGAAGAAGTGGATTACATCAGAAATGACGTTGAGATTATTGCACGTGCTTTGGATATTATGTTCAAGCAAGGATTAAACAAAATGACCATTGCATCAGATGCACTTTCAAGTTTCAAAAGCATGTGTAAGAATTTTCGTAGATTATTCCCTACCCTTCCTATTGAAGTTGATGCAGATATACGCCAGTCATACAAAGGCGGTTTTACCTATTGTTCGGACAAGTACGCAGGTGTAGAAGTAGGTGCAGGTGCGGTGTTGGACGTGAATAGTCTATACCCTAGTCGTATGATGTACGAATATTTGCCATATGGTAAACCAGAACCGTTCACCGGAAGATACAAGAAAGACCCTTACTATAATCTATACGTGCAAAAACTTTCATGCATCTTTGAACTTAAACCGGACAAGATACCTTCAATTCAGATTAAACATTCACCTTCATTTATTGGTAATGAATATCTTAAATCAAGTGACGGAAAGATAGTAACACTTTGTTTGACAAATCCGGACCTTGAACTATTCTTTGAACAATACAACGTTGACGTAATTGCATGGCAAGGTGGGTACAAGTTCAAATCAACACGTGGCGTATTCAATGAATATATTGAATATTGGACGGAGCAGAAAATCAACGCAAAGAAGGAAGGCAATGCACCGCAATATCTAATTGCGAAGTTGATGCTTAATTCCTTATATGGCAAATTTGGTACAGGTCTAACAGGTCGTAAAAAGATTCCGGTGCTTTTTGGTGACGAAGTACGATACATTACAACGCAGGAAGAAGAAAAGAACGGTGTATATCTACCGGTCGCAACCTTCATTACTGCATATGCAAGGAAGTACACAATAGAAACAAGTCAAATGATTCGTGACTGGTCACTAGATCATCATGGTAAAGATGCATACCTATATTCGGATACGGATTCAATACACGCTAATCTGTCAAAAGAAGATTTGACAATATTGTCCGACATTATAGATATTGACGATTTTCGACTTGGTGCATGGAAACATGAGTCAAGTTTCACTCGTGCGAAATTCCTAAGGCAGAAGTGTTACATTGAAGAAGATTATGATGGCAAAATCAACGTCACGATCGCCGGATTCCCTAAGAAATTAGCGCATCTGGTCAACTTTGAAAACTTCAAGATAGGGTTCACCACCGAGGGATTAACGGACGAACAGATAGGCGAAGCCGGTAGGAAACTAAGGTATAAGCATGTAGATGGTGGTGTGATTCTGGTAGATACGGACTTCACCTTGAAATAGACCTGTGGAAAACTTTTAAAAAAATCTTTAAAAAAGTGCTTGCGTTAAATGATTTTATATACTAAAATGTAAGTATAAGATAATAAAGAAAGGGTACAAATGAATAACGAAGATAAATTCAAGAAGGCAATGGAACTTGCCAAAGAACTAGAAGAAAAAGACAACAAGGATAATATGGTAGAAGCGCATGTTCTAACACGCAGTTCTGCACGCTATGACTTTATCTACCATTTGGTAATGGAAGGAATCTTGTAACATGAAATACAAAGTTACAATTGACGAACAGGACTACTTACTTCTTCTTGACTGCATTCATTCCTGTTACATGGATTACCAAGACGGAATCCTAGACGAAGATGTATATGAATTCAATTCAAAGTTAGATGCTTTGATTAATCGTATTAAAATTAACACGGAAGGACAATAACGTGAGTGGTACAAAGGCAGGTGGGGCAAAATGCAGGGAAACAAATTTAAGGATTCACGGTGAAGATTTCTACAAACGAATCGGAAGCAAAGTTGGAAAGTGGTGTGGTCCAAAGGGATTTGCACTTGACCCAGAGCGAGCCAAGAATGCAGGGCGTAAGGGCGGTTTAACTTCTAGGCGTGGACCGGCAAAACCGAAAGACTATAATATTACGCATTTATCCCCACGCTACAAGAACACAAAACCAAATGGTGCATTAATGTACTCAAGGGAAATTGTAAAATACTTCATTCCTAGCGTTAAGACGAAACGGCATTGGGTAACGGTTAACACCGGTCAAGGTTATGACAACGCTATCGTATTTGTACACGATAACGTCAATACGCAAAAATACGCTTTTCATAAGAAGTTCAAAAACGTTCTTTTGGTATGTTCGCAAAAGCGCACAATGGAAAAGGTAAAGGATTACGGTACACCGGTTTACCTTCCATTATCTGTTGATGTTGAATATGTAAAGACCTTCATAAAAGACGAAAAGACCAAAGGCAAGTGCTATGCAGGTCGTAAGGGTAAAATCCAAAGCGGTAATGTGATGGGTGTCCCACGTCTTGAGGATTTGTCTTATGATACATTACTAACTGAAATGGCAGACTACCGGAAAGTCTATGCCGTAGGACGTACTGCCATTGAAGCAAAAATTCTAGGTTGCGAAGTCCTGCCATATGATGTTCGTTACCCAGACCCCAGTATCTGGCAAGTAATTGACAGTAGAGAGGGTGCAAAGATGTTGCAGGAAATCTTGAATGAGGTAGACCATGAAGAAGATTAAAGTTAAAGACTACTATGCGATTAAACGTGCCAATGCACGAGCAAAGAAACTAAGCGAAGAACGCAGGAAAGAAATAGCGAGGAAAGCAATTGAAGCGAGGTGGAACAGTTATGAAGAAACCAAGAATGTTTAATGTAGAACTGACCTATGACGAAATCTTAATGGTCAATATGGCAATTGACGAATTTAACATTGCCAAAGATATTGCCGGTGTTGATACCTTAACGGATAAGGAATGCAAGGCATTAAAGACCGTCAAAACTAAAATATTAGATGCATATATTAAGGGGAATCAGTAATGTTGATATATTTAGATTATTATGAACTTTATGACTTATATTGTGCGGTAAGAAACTATCAAGTTAAATATAAGAGATACGGAAATTTATTAAGTAAAATTGAACACGAAATGGCATATTACGAGTATGAAATATAGTGAACACGATAAACAAATAAGCGGACTTTACATTCTTGCAATAATTCAAGGAATAATCAACCTTGCAATTATCAGTCTGCTTTTTTGTAAAATAGAATCAAATAAACACTCACTCATAAAATTTATATACTTCCCTCTTGCGAATAATACACCATGAAATACTGGTGTATTATTTGGTATAATGAAAGTATGAAAGAAGGCATTTGTTCTATTCTTGGAATGTTATTAACATATGTTGTCTACCTACTTGGCGGTATAGATATTGCAATGCAATGTCTATTAATTGCAATTGTGCTTGATTACATTTCTGGTATGATTAAAGCATTTAACTTAAAGCAACTATCTTCAAAGGTAGGATTCAAGGGAATCATGAAGAAAGTAGGCGTTCTTTTAATTGTCATGCTTGGGGTGCTAGTGGACCGTGTGACCGGCGATACTGGTGCAATTCGTACACTTGTCATTTATTACTTTGTTGCAAATGAAGGACTTTCAATTATTGAAAATCTATCCCTTGCAGGTGTACCGATTCCAAAAGGTTTGAAGAAAGCATTAAAAGCATTAAAAGAGAAAGGAAACTAAATGTTCAAAAACTTCAAAGTGAAGAAAGGTGACGAATTCGGATTTGCCGTTACATTCAAAAACCTTACGCAGAATCCTAGTGAAATTATGTTCGGTCTGAAGAAAGACCTGCGCCAAGAAGATTACGACTTACTTCTAACACTTGGCAATGGCATTGAACGTATCACCGGTTACCAATATTCCGTTCGCATTTCACCAGAGCAATGCGATAAATTAATCAATGAAAACTATACTTATGACCTACGCTTCAAGATAGATAACACAATTAAGACACCGCTTTCTGGTAAAATGGTGGTAAGTGAAACAGTATTTAATTAGGGGATACCAATGGAAAATATAGACATCTATACCGAAGAAAATGACGAAATCATTATATCTCTAATTACCGGACCAAAAGGTGATACCGGTCCGCAAGGACCAGAAGGACCTGCCGGTCCTGCCGGACCTACCGGACCAAGAGGGGTGCAAGGACCAAGCGGACCAACCGGACCGCAAGGACCAAAGGGTGACCCTTTTACCTATGCAGTAGTTGATGCTTTGCCAATGGTTGGCAATGACGGCACTTTGTATCTTGAACGCAAGACCTTCCCATCTTCAACGGAAACCGGAAGTGCAATTAACATTGATACCAATGGTAATGACGGAAAGATTACAGATTTTAAACTACTTGGTGATGCATCACAGTCTGGAACGCCGACACCAGACAGCCCTGTTGCAGTCAACACCGTCATAGGAGAACAAACGGTCAAACTTGGGAAGAAGAACCTAACAAATGGTCAATTCGGTCAAGGTTCATACGGATCAGCACTCATTAATAATCGCATATTTACGACCATGGTAATGAGGGTTAAAAAAGGGCAGGCATATACAGTATCTAGTGACCTAGACATGAACACATTTAGATATGCTATCAACCTGGCAACGACACCACTTTATCCAGGGAGTGGTGGAAGTCTATCATTTGATAGCACTTGGAAAACGGAAGATTCAACTTATACGTTCACGCCTGCAGGTGATTATTATTTAGGTATAGTCGTGAGTCGTAAAGATAATGGTAGTCTTACACCTTCAGCAATAGAAGGCGTTAAGTTCCAACTAGAAGTCGGTTCAACCGTCACCGACTACGAACCATATCAATCACAAGAGCAAGAGGTAAATCTAGGGAAGAACCTGTTTAATGCGGACTATTATGCAACGGCATCTTACACAACGGGAACATATAAGTATGTAGCCACAGATTTTGAAGGTGGAAAGACTTATACATTTAGTGCTACTTTGAAAGCAGGTAAAACAGCGATAAGCGGTGCTTATATTTGCATGTCCGATAATGCAAATCCGAACTCCACAAGTAACAGAATGATGGCGATACGTGATGGTACTCCGACAACACTTGAAAACACAGCAACATTTGCTTCTAATGCAACGATTTATTTTCAATTTTATCCAACAACTTTGGATATTGAGCAAATCTTTGATACTTATGATTTTCAACTTGAGGAAGGCTTAGTTTGGACACCATATCAACCGTTCGTGCCATATCACTACGAACTCGCCAAAATCGGTGATTATCAAGATTACATCTTCAACGATAATGGTACTTGGAAGATTCACAAGGCTGTTGGCAAGGTGGTGCTAGATGGAACACAGAAGATTACCTACCAAAATAACGCTTTCATCTATAGCGCATCTGACGCAATGCAGAAAACAACAACTGGCGATATTTTAGTTATAAGCGACCACTTTAACGCTGTCGGCGTGGATTATCGTGATAACATCGCCAATAATTCCATCGCAAAGGTGGTTGGTGCGAACGCTCAAATTGCTATGAAAAATAGCGCAATAACCAGCGCAAACGACTTTAAGACTTGGCTCGCTTCAAACCCAACGACCGTCTATTACGCACTCGCAACCCCAACCACGACAGAAATCACGAACGAAGCACTAGTTGAAGAACTTGATGCATTACTAGACCTACAGATGTATCAAGGAATCAACAATATAACATCTTCTTCCGTGAACCTTCCTGCAATTCTTGAACTAAGTTATGAAACTTTTTCACAATACGATTCATATAATAAATTCATTTGGATTACTGAACTTGGTAAATACGAAAGGATATAGTTATGTACTTTGAGCAAGTCAAAGAAGCAAACGTAAAAAACATGGGTAAACGCAAAGGGTGGTGTTTACAAAACACACGTCTTGCATTTGGCATTCCTGTTGGCAAATTTGCAAGTGCTAAAGCGGATATGGAATCGCAACGCAAGAACGGAACTTTGCACGATATTTCTACGCTTCCGGTAAACGTTTGCGTACCGGTCTATGTTGATACCGTGTCACAATACGAACACGACATTCTGTCTGCATATGGTGTCTTTTATGAAGATGGTGTCAAAATCTCACGTTACAAATATTCAAACTACTTTGGTTGGGGCGAATGTTGTGACGGTGTAAGAGTGGTCAAAAAGACAACCCTTCGTAACTTCTTGCCGACAAAAGGATATTGGGCAGTAGGGGATAAAGACGATCGTGTCGGACTTCTTGCCGACTTTATGTATGCAACTTTCCCTAAGTACACCTCACGCAAAGCACTTGGCAATTATTACGGACCAAATCTTAAAAAGAGCATTACAGAATTCCAGAAGCGTACCGGACTTTATCCTGATGGTTGTACAGGCCCAAAGACTTTTGCCAAATTAAAAGAATACGGTTTTAAATACTAATGGCAGAATTCCATGGACACGTATCAGTACCATATTCCAGTTATACCGTTTTCAAAAATGCAGTTCTGGGAAACTGGTATGACTGGGACGGATATTACGGTGCGCAATGTTGGGACGGTGTGCAACTTCTCTATGGTCAAGTAGGTCAAACTTTGTACACCGGTCCTAACTCACGTGCATCTGAATGTTGGACCGTTCCAGAATCTCGTATCCTAAACGGAAGCGGTCATTTCTATATCGTGAATGGCGTACAAAACATCAAGCGTGGTGACGTAATTGTTTTTAACCGCAATACAGACTGGACACATTCCGCCGGTCATATTGGATATGCAGACGAAGATTACAACGGAACAAATTATTTGCGTATCCTCTCGCAAAACTACGAAAACCCAAGCGCAACGTATGGTAGTGCATTCACACTTGATTCGGTTTCACTTACACCATTTCTTGGCATCTTCCGTTTTGACGAATGGCAAGCACCACAACCAGAACCGGAAGAGAAAAAGAAACGCAAGTTTCCGTGGGTCATTGCATGGAATCATTGGAAAGGGTACACGTAAAATTGTGTTATAATAAAAATATGACGGACGAAGAATTAATTAAAATCACCGACTCTATGCAAGAAAAACTGGGTGATAACTCGGCGGTTATTGCGGACGATATCGGTTTACTTATAACTGGCAACACTAATTCGCAAAAGGCATTACAAGAGCGTGATGCAGAAATTGAACGGTTAAAAGCCACCAATGAAAAATTGGTCCTTGCGAACGGTAATCTTTTGAAGCAGATTCCGGTGGAAAAAGCCAATACAAAAAGGTCTGACGAAGATGCTTCCGAAGTCAAAACTATCAAGTTGTCTGATGCATTTGATGCAAATGGCAATTTTAAACATTAAAGAAAGGAAACATCTATGAACCCTTCACAAGGTTTAGTCACCGCACTCAATAAGATGCGTGAAATGTCGGTTTCCGAAGGTAGTGTTTACCATCAGTATATTCCAGTTGTAACGGAAGATACGAGCATTGCAGAATTTGGTCAACCTATCCTAGACGAAAACTTGACTATTGTACGTAATGAGTTCATTGGACTCTTGAAACGTATTGTTTTCACCGCAGTTAATACCAAACTTTTCAAGAACCCTCTAGCAGAACTTGAAGGTGACCGCATTCCTCTTGGTTACGCCGGTCAAGATATTCACGTAAATCCTGCTAAAGCACGCAAGTTCAATGTAAATGACTTTGCCGGTCTTTTGCAGAAATACGAAGCACAGGTTGCTACCCAGTATCTAACCGTAAACATGGACCTTCAGTATCCTGTCACGATTACCCGTGCCAAACTCAAAGATGCATTCGTATCTTGGGGCGCACTTGAAGATTTCATTACCGGTCTTATCAACAGTCTTTACAACGGTGCTTACATTGATGCTTACAAGTACACCAAAGCCCTTGTAACTAGCGCATATGTTGGCGATAAGGTTCAAATTGAAGTTGTTGATGCACCAGATTCTGAAGCAGACGACAAAGCATTTGTTAAGAAGATTCGTGAACTTCACACTCGCTTCCAGTTGCCAAGCACTCAATTTAACGCTTGGGAAAAGGTTAATGCAGGTGTTGAAGGTGCATTCCCAATTGTCACATGGACCGACCCAAGTGATATCATGGTCATGATTCGTGCCGATATTGAAGCCGAAATTGACGTTGAAGTTCTTGCAAGCGCATTCAACATGAGCAAAGCGGACTTCCTCGGTCGTGTCATTGTAGTGGACGATTTCAACGTCTATGACGACGAAGGCGAATTGCTACAAGACGGTTCTAACATTCTTGGTGTTGTCTTTGATAAATCCTTCTTCAAGATTAAGACCCAAGACTTTGAAATGGACGAGTTCTACAACCCTAACAACCGTACATGGCAGTATTACCTCAACGTTGTAAAGATGTACAACTACTCTGCCTTTGCAAACGCAGTTGTCCTTGCAACCGCCCTTCCTGATACCGGAAGTGATGCAAGTGCTTAGTAGATAGGCAACAGAAAATCCCCTATATGGGGATTTTTTGTTATAATATAATTATGGCAGTTACACCACAAACGGACGTTTATTTGTTAAAATGTCCTCTTGAATTAGATAACAACCACCAATTGAATTTTGCGAATAAAACCACACAAGCAAATTATTTCTTATCCTTACCGAAACTTGAAGCACTAGATATTACGTACCAAAGGGAAAACAATGTAATCCGTTTTCCTGCGCATATTGACACGCTTCTTGAATACAACTACGTAATGTATAAGAATGAAAACTATTCAAATAAGTGGTTCTATGCATTCATTACTGATATGCAATACGATAATGATTATTGCACCTTGATTTCCATATCTACCGATTATTGGCAAACGTGGGGATTTGATATTCAGTTCAAACAGTCATTCATAGAACGTGAACACGCTTCAAATGATGCAATTGGTGCGAACCTTGTACCAGAGAATCTGGACTTGGGTGAATATGTATGTTCCGGAAAGACCGAAGTTACAATTGCACGTACACGTAGCAACGAAGATAACCCAACCGCAGTTATTTGTATGCAAGTTTCTACGCTTGATGTATCCCCAGAGGGTCAAAGCGGTGTAAACGTTTTGCCAAGTGCAAGCACGCCAATATTTAACGGTATTCCACAGGGGTGTCATTTCATTGCCATGCCATGTACACCAAATGGTGTTGCATTAATGTATACAACAATAGGTCTTTATGACGGTGTAGGTAAGGCAGATGCTATTCAGTCAATATTCCTTTGTCCTCGTGCCTGCGCTTCGTGGACACCAATGAATGGTACTGGTACACTTGCAAGTACCTTTTGGTTAATTCCAAATACTTCATATGAAGCAAGTTCCGGAGATATTGCAACGATTCCAAAAGCAAATAATTTGAATGGTTATACACCACGCAACAATAAGTTATTCACCTATCCATATAACTATCTATACGTCACCAATAACAATGGTACAGATATTGAAATGCACTATGAGGATTATACAAATAATCTTCCGGCATTTAGTTATTATGCTTCACTTGAACAAGGCGGAGCATTCACGATCGTGCCAAATAACTCAAAGAAGAATAACCCAAGCAATAGCGGACCTGCATTCAATGAAGGAATCCAACTTGGTAAATTACCGCAAATATCTTGGGTAAGTGATTATTACCTAAACTGGCAAGCACAAAACGGAAAAGCACTTGAAGTGCAGGCGGTTCTTTCTGGTATTAACTTTGCCGGTTCAACTCTTGGCACAATGGCACAGAGCGGAACTGGTGGTAGTTATGGTGTTAAGTCTTTGGCATCTGACGTTGCAGATATGGCTTTGCAGATACGTCAGGCAAAAATTGTACCGGACCAAGCAAAAGGAAATTTGAACGCAGGTGATTTGATATTTGCATCTGGTAAAGCAGGGTACGACTTTAGAAACATGACCCTGCGTTACGACTATGCAGAACGCATTGACGGTTACTTTGATATGTTTGGATACCGTGTAAACAAAAAGAAAGTACCGAATTTTACTTCACGCAGAAACTGGAATTTCGTAAAGACCGCAGATTTGAATATCGTGGGTGACGTACCGAATGAAGCCATTGATGCCATTAAAGCATTGTTCAATAATGGTATTACAATGTGGCATAATCCTGCAACATTTCTTGATTATTCACAAAACAATAATATTGTATAATGGAGTAAAGAATGAGCAAAAAACGAAGAAAAATCCTACCACGAACAGAACTAACTGATGCGGTTCTAGTCAACGATTTGACTTATATTGATTATCTTGAACGTTTCAAGAAAATTGCTATGTCTATCTTTGAGTGGGTCAATTTGCCGGATTCAATGGACGCACGTTACATTGAGAAGTGCTTGTACTATCTTGGCATGGCATCACTTCTTAAGACTGAACTCTATGGATTCATTAATACCAAATGTACTGCCGGTGGCGAACTCAATATTTACGGTTTACCAACGGAATTAAATTGTTATTCATTTTCTTTCAACGAAGATAGAAGGTTGTATTCTGGTCTAAACGAAATTAATCCTGCAAGTGATACTGAAGAAGCCATACTTGTTATGAATAACTGGGAAAGAATCCCAACTGCAAGCACAATGGAATTATTTGCGTTCCGTCTTTACGAAGCACAACGCACTTGCGATATTAATATCAAGGCGCAACGTACACCAGTTCTTTTGACTTCAGACGAAAACACACGCTTTTCTATGAAGAACGTTTACGAACAGTATGAAGGAAATTCACCTGTAATCTTTGGTCGTAAGGGTCAACTCTCACGTGATTCTATTCAAGCAATTAGAACAGATGCACCATTCATTGCCAATGATATCATGCTATATAAGAAAGAAATTTGGAATGAAGCATTGACCTTCCTCGGTGTGAATAACTTGTCCGAAAAGCGTGAAAGACTTGTAACAGGTGAAACGAATAGCAATAACGAAGTAATTAACTTGAATCTTATGTCTTACCTTGCACCTCGCAAATTAGCATGTAAACAGTTCAATGAAAAATTCGGTTTGACTGGTGATAAGGCAATTGACGTAAAGGTCCGTTCTGATTTGGATAACATCATTAAACGAAGCGCAAGCGTGGTCCTTGACGAATATGCAGACGAAGCAATTAAAGATGCTATGTTAACGGAAGTTGGAAAGGACACAAATGGCAATATATAGTCTATCGTTGCGTGAACTGGTTGAAACCTTTGGCGAAGAAGAAGTCAAATCATGGTTCACGGATTATGATTTAAACGATTATCTAACAGGCGCAGAAATTAGTACAATTGAAAACCGTGGTACATGGTCAAAGGATAAACTAGCACAAAAGATTCTTGACCATTATTTCATGGAAGAAATTGGATTTGAAACACCTGCATTGTTCAAGCATCAAGCAAAAGTCGCAATGCAGGAAATAATGGAAGAAAAGTTACCTTTGATTTATTCCGCAAGTATCAAGTATGACCCATTGGTCAACGTAGATTATACGGAAACTTATGACAGAACTTCAATTGGTAACTCTACAAGTAGTTCAGACGGTCTGAACATACATTCCAATACACCGCAAGGTCAAATCAACAAAGGTGAAATTCTACAAGGTAAATACGCAAGTTCAACAGATGCTAATGAATTAAGTGATAAAACCGATACAACCGGCAATGAATCTTACACAAAGAAAATTAAAGGTAATTCCGGTGTTTCTGCAACTGCGCAGAAGATGGTGCAACAGTACCGAGAAAATATTATAATGATAGATAGAGATATTATTAACGATTTGGCATCTCTGTTCATGGCGATATTTTAAGAAAGGAAAGGAAAATGGCGATTCAAGAATTCAACATTCAGTCACCACCAAACACCCTATTTCAAGGTGTTACAACAAACTGGCAAAATAATCTAAGTTACCAAGAATTTTTGCTAGGTGTTTTGAAAAAACTCAACGAAGTAATTTTGCAAGTAAATGCAGATTCAAAGTACATTGAAGAATTCAATGCAAAGTATGTTGAACTTCTAGCAGAATTTGAAGAAGTTAAAAACAAAGTTGATACTTTGGACGAAGAAATCAACGCAGAGGTTGATGCAAAACTGCAAGCATTCCAAAACGCAGTTGAAGTTCAAATTGATACCGCAACCGAATATCTAAAAGCATATTCTGATTTGGGTGACCAAAGACTTGAACAGGAAATCCAAAACATTCAACTCGGTCAAATCCAAGTCATTGACCCTACGACCGGTATAACCAGTCCTTTGCAAACCGTCATTGATAACCTTGCAGGTGCAAGCAAAGATGCATTAACCGCAACTGAATATGATGCATTAGAACTTAGTGCAACTAACTATGATGCAGAGGAAATTACCGCATACGAATATGATTTCAATGGTAAAGCAATTTTAACGGCATAAGAAAGGAAAATAAATGAGCCATACAAACTCTACCGCAAACTACAGCCTTCCACAATTTGTCGGAAGCGATAAACCGGCATGGTTAACAGATGTTAACGGTGCAATGACTAGCATTGACACCCAAATGAAAGCCAATGCAGATTCCGCAAGCACCGCCAACGCAAGTGCTACAACTGCCAATAGCAATATTGGTACGCTTGCCAACTTGAATACTACTGCTAAAACCAATTTGGTTTCCGCAGTAAACGAAGTTAATACTGGTCTTGGTACTGTTTCCGGTGTTGCATCTAGCGCAAGTGGTACTGCAAATCAAGCAAATTCCGCAATTCAAGCGTTAACCGATTATCTTGATATTGTAAACTTTAATGAAAAAACACCAGTTGCAACTGGTGGTACCATCAACTTCCATAGAGTATATTGCGCAAGCAATAATGATGGTACACTAGGAAAACTTTATGGTTTCTTCTCGGTAACTTGTAATAATGCGAGTGGCGGTTCAATTACCATTCCAACTGAATTTCGCCCAACTGAAGCCATTGTTGTTTATGGTATCGTACTAAAGCAACGCACCGATACTGCAGGTAATACTGTCTTTGCAACACCTATTACCATCAATACCAATGGTAATGCAGTAATCACAATTCCATCTAGTGATTACAATACTACCAGTTATTACAACTTAATTGCTTCGTTAATCTTTGCCAAGAACTTTGGTGATACCCCACTAGAAGGATAGTGTGATATAATAGCATTGGCATGTGAATTTACCTCCATGTTGACTTAATAACCGCCATTGCCCACCGGCGGTTATTTTGTTGTATTTCGTGTTCAACACCCTCTCTAACGCCTGTTAACCGTGCAAGTAGTATATTGTATCGTCTTTGGTACTTAGTGTTAATGTCGCACAATATAGCATTTGACATTGTTTGATGGTTGTATCTGTTGTATGATGTTATAGTATTTGTTTTTTGCGTGAAATATTATGTAGTATGAAGGCGTGAAATACGTGTTAATTTGGTCGTTTTGCGTACGTCTTATCTGTTATGGCGTGAAATTTAGTGAGTGGTTGGTAGTTTAACCCCGTGAAATACGAACTACGGCGCCCATATTATGACATATTTTGGGGAAGTTGTCTATACG